CGAGGTGTTGGCCATCCGCCGCAACTGGAAGCAAGACGATGAACTCCGACTCAAGCGACAACACTTTGTCCACTACCAATACATCCCAGGCTTTGGGGCTTACGGCTTTGGCCTCTTCCACCTCATCGGGGGATTTGCCAAGTCAGCCACCAGCATCATGCGTCAGCTTGTCGATGCAGGAACGCTGTCGAACCTCCCAGGAGGTCTCAAATCTCGTGGACTTCGCATTAAGGGTGACGACACACCGATCCAGCCCGGTGAGTTCAGGGACGTAGACATTGGCTCCGGGGCACTGCGCGACAACATCCTGCCCCTGCCGTACAAGGAGCCAAGCGGCGTTTTGTACCAGTTGCTGGGCACCATCGTGGAGGAAGGCAGACGGTTTGCCGCCACGGCGGATATGAAGGTGTCAGACATGAGCGCACAAGCGCCTGTGGGCACCACGCTGGCCCTGCTGGAGCGTCAGTTGAAGGTGATGTCCGCAGTCCAGGCCCGGTTGCACTACAGCTTCAAGCAAGAACTGCAACTGCTGGCCGGGCTGATTCGGGACTACACGGACCCCGAGTACGACTACGACCCAGACAAGTCCACCAGACGCGCCAAGCAAGAGGACTACAACCACGTTGACATCATCCCGGTGAGTGACCCCAACGCGGCCACCATGAGCCAGCGGGTTGTGCAGTACCAAGCCGTGATCCAGATGGCACAGATGGCCCCGGACATCTACGACTTGCCCCAGTTGCACCGCCAGATGCTGGAGGTCTTGGGGATCAAGGACGCGGACAAGCTCGTGCCCCTGCCTGATGACCAGAAGCCCAAAGACCCCGTGTCCGAGAACATGGCCGCGCTCAAGATGGAGCCGCTCAAGGCGTTCTTCTACCAAGACCACGAGTCGCACATCAAGGTGCACATGATGGCCATGCAAGACCCCATCGTCATGCAGTTGATCGGCCAAAACCCCAAGGCACCGCAGATTCAAGCAGCCATGATGGCGCACGTTTCGGAGCACGTAGGCTTTGCGTACCGCCAAAAGATCGAGCAGCAGCTTGGTATGCCGCTGCCCCCAGCAGACGAGAAGCTGCCCCCGCAGATCGAGGTGGCGCTGTCAGGAATGATGGCGCAGGCAGCACAGCAAGTGCTCCAGCAAAACCAACAGCAAGCCGCACAGCAGCAGGCTCAGCAGCAAGCCCAAGACCCAGTGTTGAAGATGCAGCAGCAAGAGTTGCAGATTCGTCAACAAGAAGTGCAGATCAAGGACAAGGAAGTTACTGGCAAGCTGGCCATCGAAGAGCAGAAACTAAAAATCGACGCCATGGCAAAGGTGGGCAAGTACCGAATGGACAAAGAAGAGCAGGCACTCAAAGCGGCAGAAAACGCAGGCAAGTTTGAAATGTCCAAGAAAGAACAACAGTTCAACAACCAGCAAAAAATGGGGGATGCCCTGCTGCGGGTTGATGAACAGTTGGCTAAGCGCAGAGAAAACCAACCACGAAAGGAAAACCCTAAAGAATGATTCAAGATTTCGCACGCGTATTGCGCGAACAAATACGCAACGACATGAACAACTACGCAGATGACTGTGCTGGTGGTGCGTGTCGCAATTTTGACGAGTACCAAAAACTTTGCGGAACCATTCAGGGTCTGGCTATCGCAGAGCGCTACATCATCGACCTTGCAGAGAAAGTGGAAAAAGCAGATGAGTGAACTCAACCTCGAACCGGGGCAATTTGCCCTGCCTGAAGCAATCCAACCCGTCGATGCCCCGGCAGAAGACGCAAACAACGATGAGAAAGCAACCATGCTGCCAGAGCCAACAGGCTGGAAGCTGCTGTGTGCGGTGCCAGACATTTCTGAAAAGATTGATGGCACTGAGCTTGATCTGGTGAAAGCGTCCTCCGTCATGCGCCAAGAAGAACACGCCACAACTGTTCTGTTTGTGCTCAAGGTCGGCCCTGACGCATACAAAGACACCACCAAGTTCCCCGCAGGCGCGTGGTGCAAGGCAGGGGACTTTGTGCTGGTACGTACTTATTCTGGTACGCGCTTCAAAATTTTCGGTAAAGAGTTTCGCTTGATTAACGACGATCAAGTCGATGCTGTTGTGCAAGACCCTCGCGGGTTAACCCGCGCTTGATGGAGTAGACATGGCTGAACAATACAAGTTCCCAGACGAACTGGATGACGAAAAGACCTCCCAGGTCAATGTGTCCGTGGAGGACGACGGCGACGTAGAAGTCGAAGTCGTTGACGATACCCCCATCCAAGACAGAGGCCGCAAGCCCCTGGACCGGGAGGTGGAAGACCCCACGGACGACGAAATCGAGAACTACTCCGATAAAGTCAAAGGGCGCATCAAGGAGTTGACCCACGCACGCCACGACGAGCGCCGGGCCAAAGAAGCCACCATGCGCGAGAAGCAAGAACTCGAGCGTCTCGCACAGCAGCTCATCAACGAGAACAAGCAGTTAAAACAGTATGTTTCAACTGGGTCAGAACAGTACGGCACCATGGCCAAAACAGCGGCGGAAGCCGAACTGGAGAAAGCCCGCCGCCAGTACAAGGATGCCCAGGAAGCGTTTGACACTGACGCCATAATTGCAGCGCAGGAAGCACTTACTGACGCCAAGTGGAAGTTGGAGCAAGCGAAAAGTTTTCGCCCACCCCCTTTACAAACCGAAGAATATGATGTACAAACGCGGAAAAGCGAACCTGAACAGGCTCAACCGGACGAAAAAACTCTGCGCTGGCAGGCAAAAAACCAGTGGTTCGGTTCCAACGGGTTCGAAGAAGTCACCAGCTTTGCACTAGGGCTGCATCAAAAACTAGTCAACAACGGGGTCGATCCCCGCACTGATGAATATTTCGAGCAAATCGATGCTCGCGTGAAGTCGAAGTTCCCCGAAGTTTTCGGTGATACAGAAGACAAGCCAAGGTCGGGTGATTCCCCAAGACGACCTGCTGCCGTTGCAGCCCCCGCGACCCGTTCGTCGGGTGCCAAGAAAGTCCAACTCACTCAGACCCAGGTCGCACTGGCAAAGAAATTTGGATTAACCCCGCAGCAGTATGCTGCTCAAGTAGCAAAATTGGAGAGTCAAAATGGCTGAAAACCGTACCCCCCGTGACCTCGTGTCACGCGACAAGCAAACCCGTTATGTGTATACGCCTTCCTCGGCACTGCCTGATCCGACCCCGGAGCCAGGATATGTTTACCGCTGGGTGGCCACCCACGTATTAGGGCAAGCTGAACCCACCAACGTGTCTCGAAAGATGCGCGACGGCTGGGAGCCTGTCAAGGCAGAAGATCATCCAGAATTGATGATTGAAGGTAATGCAAAGACCGGGAACGTCGAAATTGGCGGACTCATGCTTTGCAAGATGGTGGCGGAACGAGCACGCGCTCGGGACGAGTACTACGACCGACAAGCACAAAACCAGATGGAATCGGTGGACAACCACTTCATGCGAAACAATGATCCTCGTATGCCTTTGTTTGCGGACCGCAAGTCCACAGTCAGCGGCGGCAGAGGGTTTGGTTCAGGTTCTAAGTAAACAAGGAGTCCTTAAATGGCATCAGTAGCATCCCCTTACGGGCTAAAACCCGTGAATGAACTGGGCGGCACACCATATGCAGGTGCAACCCGTTCGTATCTCATCGACCCCGCAGGCACTGCCGCGAACATTTACAACGGTTCGCCCGTGTACGTGAATGCGTCTGGCTATCTGGCTGTGGCCACCGCAACTGGCGCTGATGCGACCACCAACGGCTTTCCTGTCGGTACCGCTAACACCGGCATCGTGGGCGTGTTTGTTGGCTGTTCTTACGTCAACGCACAAGGCCAAGTGATCTATGCTCAGTACTACCCCACGGGTACCACTGGCGTGGTCAACGCTTACGTTGTGGACGATCCCGGTGTTGTGTTCCAAGTCCAGTCCGCTGGCACTGTGACCCAAGCCGCCGTGGGCGCAAACGTGTTTTTCTCAACTGGCGCTGTGGCAACTGGCAGCACATCCACTGGTAACTCTACGGCTTCTGTCGTAGCAGGTTCCTCGGCTGTGACCACCACCGCAGCATTCCGTGTTGTTGGGTTCGTTAATATGCAAGGTTTCTCGGTTGTGGGCGATGCTTACACCGACATCCTGGTCAAGATTAACCCCGGCTATCACTCATTTACCAACGCTGTTGGTCTGTAAGGAGTAACTCAAAATGGCAATTTCACGCGCACAACTACTCAAAGAGTTGCTCCCTGGTCTGAACGCTTTGTTCGGTTTGGAATACGCTCGTTACGGCGAAGAGCACAAAGAAATCTACGAAACTGAGAAATCAGAGCGTAGCTTCGAAGAAGAGACCAAGCTTGCTGGTTTCGGTGCTGCTCCCGTCAAGAACGAGGGCTCCGCCATCGCGTATGACAACGCACAAGAAGCGTTCACCGCCCGTTACAACCACGAAACCATCGCCCTGGGCTTCTCGATCACCGAGGAAGCTGTGGAAGATAACTTGTACGACTCGCTGTCTGCTCGTTACACCAAAGCCCTGGCCCGTGCGATGTCCTACACCAAGCAAGTTAAAGCCGCAGCCGTCATCAACAACGGTTTCAACGGTTCGTACTTGGGCGGTGACGGCGTGACCTTGTTCGGTAACAACAGTTCCAACACTCGTGTTGGCCACCCCCTGGTGAACGGCGCTGTTAACTACAACAGCCCAACCACTGGCGTGGACTTGAACGAGACCTCCTTGGAAAATGCCGTGATTCAAATCGCTGCATGGACCGATGAGCGTGGTCTGTTGATCGCTGCCAAGCCCCGCAAGATGGTCATCCCTCCAGCACTGATGTTCGTTGCCAAGCGTTTGCTTGACACTGAGCTGCGTGTCTCTACTGCTGATAACGACATCAACGCTATCAAGCAGATGGGTGCGATTCCTGAAGGCTACTGCGTCAACCACTTCTTGACCGACAGCAACGGCTGGTATTTGATTACCGACGTTCCCAACGGCATGAAGCATTTCGAGCGTATGCCTTTGGCAAATTCCATGGATGGGGACTTCGATACTGGCAACGTCCGTTACAAGGCTCGTGAGCGTTACAGCTTCGGCTGGTCTGATCCCCTCGGCATGTGGGGTTCAGCAGGAGCCTGATAGGCTTCAGTAAGGGAGGGGTGACTGTCCTCCTACTAGGGCTCCTTCGGGAGCCCTTTTTATTTGTTGCACGCCATTTTCTTTTGGTGTATATTGCAACCATTCCGGGGTCCCCGGTGTATCTGACAGTCCCGGCTGACGACATGCAGACAGATACGCCCCACTTGCATGTAAGGAAAAGATCATGGCAAACACGACTTTTAACGGCCCCGTTCGGTCGCAAAACGGCTTCCAAACCATCTCCATCGACTCCACCACTGGTGCAGTCACCGTCAATTCTTCTTTTGGTACCGACGTTGTTTTAGGCACGCAGTCCCTCTCTGGCGCTGGCGCTGTTGACCTTACCAACGCATTCACTTCCCTGACCACTACTGGCGCTTCGCAAGCATTGACGCTGGCGGATGGCGCTGCTGGCGAAATCAAAGTCATTGTGCACACCGTGGATGGCGGCTCTGCCGTTCTGACCCCCACGACCAAAATCGGTTTCTCCACCATCACTTTTACCGCCGTGGGCGACAGCGCTTCGCTGATCTACACGGCTGCTGGTTGGGCAATCACTGGTTCTCGCGGCGTCACCATCGCTTAATCAACCCAACGGGGCTTCGGCCCCTGTTTTAAAGGAGTTTGATTATGACGATGCAAACAGACGTAAAATCAACGCGGCTGACGGCAGACGGGCAAGCGGTTGCGTACCGTACTCGCGTAAAAACCGTCTACGGGCTTGCAGGGGCAAGCGCGGGGTCAGTCAAGTTCTACAACGGAACAGACAACACAGGCGACTTGCTGCTTGATGTGGACACCCCCGCAGGCACAGCAAACACGTTTCTTCTACCTATCCCCGGTGAAGGCATCTTGTTTACCACGGGCGTTTACGTTGATGTGACCAACATCACGGGCGTGACGATTGTCTATGGCTAAGTCACCTGCATGGCAACGCAAGGAAGGCAAATCCGAGAAGGGCGGCTTGAACGCCAAGGGTCGGGCTTCCTACAACAAGGCCAACCCCGGCAAGCCGGGTTTGAAACGCCCGCAGCCCGAGGGCGGCAGCAGGCGCGACTCTTTCTGTGCAAGGATGACTGGGATGAAGAAAAAGCTCACATCCGAGAAGACAGCCAAAGACCCAAACAGCCGGATCAATAAATCATTGAGAGCATGGAAGTGCTGACATGAACCACGACACCAAAAACATGGTTGACGGCGCGGCAGTTGTGGTAGGCCTCGGGGGCTTCCTCGGGTTTGTCACGCCTGTTGTTGCTCTGGTCGGTGGCGTGTTGACCATCGTGTGGACTTCCATGCGGATTGCCGAGATGGTCACGGGTAAAGCGTTTTCTGAGTTGCTCCCCTGGAACAAGAAAGACGACGATGCCGTCAACAAGTAAGAAACAGCACAATTTCATGGCTGCGGTGGCCCACAACCCATCGTTTGCCAAGAAGGTAGGTGTCCCACAGTCTGTGGGCAAAGATTTTTCAAACGCCGACAAAGGCAAATCTTTTAAAAGAGGTGGTGATATGGCTAAAGCAAACCCTTTCATGGACATGATTGCTAAGAAAAAAGCAATGGGCACGAAGAAGATGGCGTCTGGTGGCATCACCACCGCAAAAATGGGCAGTGTCAGAACCGCTGCTCCGAGCAAAGACGGCATCGCTTCCAAGGGCAAGACCAAGGGCACCATGGTCAAGATGGCTGGCTCCAAGCCCCTGGGCATGAAATCTGGCGGCAAGTGCTGAGATGATGGCCTCACGCGGGATGGGCGACATCAGCCCATCCAAAATGCCCAAGGGCGTTCGAAAAGAGCGCCGTGACGACACCGACTTCAAGCAGTACAAAGAAGGCGGGAAAGTCAATGCTGCTGGCAATTACACCAAGCCCGGTTTGCGCAAGCGAATCGTGTCTCAGGTAAAAGCCGCAGCAACTCATGGCACGGGCGCGGGGCAATGGTCAGCACGCAAAGCACAGCTTGTTGCCAAGAAGTACAAGGCGGCTGGCGGGGGCTACAAAGATTGAAAGCACCGCAGACTTCCCTTAAAAACTGGGGCGATCAAAAGTGGCGCACCAAGTCGGGGAAGCCTTCGTCAAAGACGGGGGAGCGGTACTTGCCTGAAGCTGCAATCAAGTCTTTGTCCTCTGCCGAGTACGCGGCCACCACCAAAGCCAAACGCAAGGGCAAGGCGGCAGGTAAACAGTTTGTGGCCCAGCCCAAAAGCATTGCAAAGAAAACGGCGGGATTTAGATAATGGCAGTCACCTCTGGACAATCAGGCTTTAACCTCGACCTCACTGAATTGGTCGAGGAGGCGTTTGAGCGTGCGGGTTCAGAGATGCGCACGGGATATGACCTGCGAACTGCGCGTCGGTCTCTTAACTTACTGTTTGCTGACTGGGCCAACCGTGGCGTCAACATGTGGACGTTTGAGCAGGGCACGATTACCCTGACACAAGGACTGAACACCTACGCTATTCCAACGGATACCGTTGATTTGCTGGACCATGTGATCCGCACCAACGCCAACATCCTGTCCAATCAAGCGGACTTGACCATTACGCGCATCAGCGTGTCCACCTACGCAACCATCCCCAACAAACTCAATCAAGCCCGGCCCATTCAGGTCTGGTATCAGCGCTTGGACGGGCAGGTGGCCACCACCGCTTCAACGTTTGTGTCCCAAGATTTGACCGCTGCGACAATCACGCTGAACTCAGTTGTCGGGCTCCCAGCCCTTGGGTACGTGGACATCGTGGCTACAGGCGGCACAGAGACGGTGTTTTACAACTATATATCAGGGAATACCCTGAGTAACGTGTTTCGTGCACAAAACGGCACGACCCAACAGACACCTACGGCGGGCAACCCCATCCGCATCAACAACACCCCCCGTGTCACTGTGTGGCCCACACCTGACGGCTCCCAGACCTACCAGTTTGTCTATTGGCGCATGCGCCGGGTGCAAGATGCTGGCGGCGGCGTGAACGTCATGGACGTGCCCTTCCGGTTCATTCCCTGCATGGCCGCAGGGCTGGCCTACTACATTGCGCTCAAAGTCCCTGGCGGCATGGAACGCTTGGGCGTGCTCAAACAGCAGTACGACGAGGCCTGGATGACGGCTGCGGATGAAGACCAAGAACGTGCAGCGCTGCGGCTTGTGCCCAGGCAGATGTTCATTGGGGGTGGCACTTAATGGGTAACAGGTTTGCGTCTGGCAAGAACTCAATTGCGGAGTGTGACCGTTGTGGTTTTCGCTTCAAGTTGACCACGCTGCGCAAAGAAGTTGTCAAGACCAAGGTATATGATCTCAAGGTGTGCCCCCAGTGCTGGGACCCGGATCAGCCGCAGTTGCAACTGGGCATGTACCCGGTGGATGACCCGCAAGGGATTAGAGACCCCAGGCCTGACATCAGCTACAAAGTGTCCGGTCGAACAGGTTTGCAGATCGTGCTGACCAACAGTTCGGCGGCTGATGCCCAGGGGATTCTCAGCGGGGGCAGCAGGATTTTTCAGTGGGGCTGGGCACCTGTTGGGGGTTCAGAATTTTTTGATGCCGCTTTAACACCAAATAACTTGGTTTTGAACGTGCAATTGGGTACAGTCACGGTAAGCGTAACTTAGGAGTTCAAAATGGACAAGAAAGACTTGGCACAAGACAAGAAGATGATCGCAGGCGCGGTGCATAAGCATGAGAAAAAGCTGCACCCTGGCAAGCCAATGACCAAGCTTAGAGCTGGCGGCAAGACCAACAGCGACATGCTGAAGTACGGGCGCAACAAAGCCAAAATTATGAACCAGCGCAGCGTTGGTCGTGGGGGCTGATATGGCAACTAAATTTGGACGACCCATACCTGCCGGGGAAAAAACTACCGCAACTCGCGTTGCTGGCCCACAGCCCGTTACAGTCCCCAACGTGATCGTTGGCGAAGAGCCAGCCAAAGAGACGATGCGCAAAGCAAACGTGTCTGTGGCCAACACACGCAGTCAAGACTACCCACCCATGAAGACCTCCGGTATTGTGGTGCGTGGCGGTAAAGCGCAGACCAAAGGCAAGATGGCCAGAGGCCCGATGGCATGAACTACACCGAGTTGTACAACACAATTCAGAGCTACACCGAGAACCAGTTTCCCGATGTGTACCTTGCGAGCGGGAGTACTGTGTCTGCTCAGACACAGATCAATACTTTCATCACGCAGGCTGAGCAACGTATATACAACTCGGTTCAGTTCCCCTCGCTGCGCAAAAACGTAACCGGGTTCACGACCACAAACAACAAGTACTTGGCTTGCCCCGCAGATTTTCTGTCGGTGTTTTCGCTGGCTGTGATTGATGCAACGGGCTCGTATGAGTACCTGTTGAACAAGGATGTGAACTTCATCCGTCAGGCGTATCCACAGCCCACTGATACTGCGATCCCTAAGTACTACGCTTTGTTTGGCCCCTCGTACACCAACAGTGACGAGTTGTCGTTCATCCTTGGTCCAACGCCAGATGCTGCGTACAACATGGAGTTGCATTACTTCTTCTACCCAGATTCAATCACTGTTGCCGCCGATGGCCGCACTTGGTTGGGCGACAACTTTGATACCGTGCTGTTGTATGGGTCTTTGGTTGAAGCGTATATCTTCATGAAGGGTGAAGTGGACATCATCACCATGTACGAGACCAAGTACAAAGAAGCGCTTGCATTGGCCCAGCGTCTGGGTGACGGGTTGGAGCGTAGCGATGCGTACCGCAGTGGGCAGTATCGGCAAGCGCCGTTGCCACAAAATAACGGGGTGCGTTAATGGCATTCACAGGCAACTACAGTTGCAACACCCTCCGATCCGGGTTGGTAAACGGCACGATCAATTTTGCAACAGACACGTTTCGTCTGGCGCTGTACACCAATGCCGCTACCCTTGACCAGAACACCACCGCGTACACTACGGACGGGGAAGCATCTGGGGGCAACTATGTGGCGGGCGGTCAAATCGTTACTGCGACCATTGGCACTGAAGCAGCTTCATCCGGTAGTGTCACGTACATCAATTTCTCGTCTCCCGCTTGGACGGGCGTCATCACTGCCAGGGGCGCTTTGATTTATAAGGCAGGGGCCAACGGCGCTGTGTGCGTTTTGGACTTTGGCAGCAACAAAACATCTACCAACAATTTCACCGTGACGATGCCTGCAAACACAAGCACATCGGCACTCATTCGGCTTGTTTAAGGAGCAATCATGTTCAACGATAAAGTTAAATCCAAAGATGTTGCCTCAAGCAGCTTGATCGCTGGTGGGTCCGCCGCTGATAGCGCAAGCGCAAAAGGCGTGTACAAAATTCAGTGCCATGACGCACAAGGCAATCTTAAGTGGGAAGACGAAGCCCCCAATCTGGTGGTCAACGTCGGTCTGCAAGACATGAACGCCAAGTACTTCACGGGCAGTTCCTACACCGCAGCTTGGTACATCGGCCTTTATGGCGCAGGTGCATCGAACACCCCTGCTGCTGGGGACACCATGTCTTCACACGCGGGTTGGACTGAAGTTGTGGCCTACAGCCAAGCCACACGGCCTGCCTGCACGTTTGGAACCCCCACGACTGCTAACCCATCGGTGGCCACCAACTCAGCTTCTCCTGCCACGTTTAGCATCAACGGCACGACGACTGTTGGCGGTGCGTTCTTGACCAGCAACAACACCAAAAGCGGCACAACTGGTACGTTGTACTCAGCCGCAGACTTCAGTGCCCCTGGGGATCGCGCCGTTGTGTCTGGCGATACATTGAGTGTCACGTACACGTTGTCATTGGCTGGTTGATTAAAAGGAAAATCATGGCAACAACTTTCAAAAAAGGCGACGTTGTTAAGGCTGTCGCAGTCATTCCCCAAGGCCCGGTGCTTGCTCTGCGTATGAGCGAAGAGGGTGTGGTGTCGTATCTGATCGAGTGGACGGATACCGATGGAGCAACTCAACAACGCTGGTTTGAAGAGTCTCAACTGACAGGAGCATGATCTATGGCACTCGTCCTCGCGGATCGAGTCCGTGAAACTACCACCACTACAGGCACGGGCTCTGTAACGCTGGCTGGCGCATACACGGGCTTTCAAACCTTCTCCGCTGGTATTGGCAACAGTAACAGCACGTACTACACCATAGCCAACGTTGTTTCTGGCGAGTGGGAAGTAGGTATCGGTACGTACACATCTGCTGGGAACACACTCTCCCGCACGACTGTTTTGGCCTCCAGCAATTCAGGTTCGTTGGTGAATTTTGGGTTGGGGGCAAAAGACGTGTTCGTCACCCAGCCTGCTGAGCGGGCGGTGTATGTAGATTCTGCGGGTACTACAGTTGACGTAAATATCTTGGCCGCTTCGGGCGACTCATCGTTCAACTCCACGGGCGCGGTAAAAATTCCAGCAGGCACCACAGGTGAGCGGCCCACCGGGGCAGTGGGCAAGATTCGTTGGAACAGCACGTTGTCCCAGTACGAGGGCTACAACGGCTCAAGCTGGACGCTCCTGGGCGGGGCAGTGATCTCCAACGACACAAGCACGGCAAGCAACCTGTATCCCGTGTTCTCCAGCGTCACGACTGGCAACGCTTCCACTTTGTACACAGGCAACGCCAAGCTGCTGTACAAACCAAGCACAGGCGAGTTGCAGGCTTCAGTCCCAGTTGCATTGAATGGGCTTGTGGTGAACAGCCAAACGGTATCTGCAAGTTACACCATTGCGGTGGGGTATTCAGCTATGTCTGCTGGGCCTGTAGCTGTGGCAAGTGGACAAGCGGTAACGGTCAGTTCAGGCAGTCGTTGGGTAATTGTTTAAGGATTTAATATGGCAAGCATTGTCGTAAATGGAGATACATCAGGGGCAGTGACTCTGAGCGCACCAGCAGTGGCTGGTACTGTGACTGTGACCTTGCCGTCCACATCGGGGGTCATGGCTGTGACGGGGGGTTCTCCTTCTTTTGCGGCCCTGACGGTCACGGGAGATGCCACCATTGATGGACTTACTGTTGGTCAAGGCGCTGGCAACATAGCCTCCAATACTGTGGTGGGTGCAAGTGCTTTGGCGGGTTCAAACACGGGCATAAATAACACAGCTATTGGCTCGTCTGCTCTTGTGTCAAACACATCAGGAAATCGCATTGTTGCCGTTGGCTCAAGTGCTTTAGCAAGTAACACTACAGGTGTTGAAAATACTGCTGTTGGGCATGATGTTGCGTCTGGAAACACAACGGGTTCATACAATGTGGCGTTTGGAAGAAGCGCAATGTCTTCCAACACTTCTGGTTCATATAATTCTGCAATTGGATTTGCGGCGCTTAACTCCAACACCACAGCCTCTTATAGTACCGCAGTAGGCTATCAAGCGCTTAAAGCAAATACTACTGGCGCAGAAAACACGGCTGTTGGAGGAAATGCAGGATTAGCCAATACAACAGGTTCATATAATTCTGTTTTTGGTACAGCATCTTTTGTTTCAAACACATCAGGTGCAAGTAACACAGGCGTTGGGCATGGTACTTTAGGGTCAAATACTACAGGCTCAACCAACACAGCCGTTGGTCGTGATGCACTACAAGCCAACACCACAGCCTCTAACAACACTGCTGTAGGTTATCAGTCTTTGTATAGCCACACGGGGGGTGGAAATTCAAACAATACTGCTGTTGGAAGAATTTCTTTGTACAGCAATACAAGTGGGGTACAAAATACAGCAGTGGGCAATGGCGCACTGTACACAAATAGCACCGCCAATAATAATTCTGCGTTCGGCGAAAGTGCGCTTTATTACAACCAAACAGGCGCAAACAACACCGCAATGGGCCAAGGAGCTTTTCAGTCCAACACCACCGCCTCAAACAACACGGCTGTAGGTTATCAGGCTGGATATACAAACAGCACGGGCATACAAAATTTGTTTTTGGGGGCACAAGCGGGATTTACAAACAATGGAACCAGCAATATTGCAATGGGGTTCCAGACTCTTTACTACAACTCATCTGGCGGCTACAATGTTGCAATTGGCGTTCAAGCCCTTGTAAACAACACCACAGCCTCTAGCAACACTGCTGTAGGTTATCAGGCTGGTTTTGGAGTTACAACTGGAGCAAACAACACTTTCCTTGGTGAATCTGCCGCTGGTAATTCGTTTGCAACAGGCAACTATGGCACATACATAGGCTTTGGCTCAAGAGCAAGTTCCAGCAGTGTCAGCTATGAAATGGTTATTTGCACAACCAACACAACGGCAACGGGCAAAGGCGCATCAACGGGCTTTATCTCTGCTGGCGGTGCAGGTGGAATTTATAACGGCGCAAATTCTTCCGCTTGGTCAACCACTTCTGACAAGCGCCTAAAGAAAAACATTGTTGACAACACCGTTGGCTTGGATGCCATCACTGCAATTCGTGTTCGCAATTTTGAATACCGCTTGCCAGAAGAGGTTGATGCAGAACTCAAGCCAACTGATGCCATTGAGAAGTCTGGTGTCCAGCTTGGCGTGATTGCACAGGAACTTAATGAAGTATTGCCAGATTGCGTCAAGACCGAATCCACAGGCGTGATGTCGGTTGATACAGACAATTTGACTTGGTACATGATTAACGCCATCAAAGAACTCAAAGCAGAGGTTGACAGCCTCAAATCTCAACTCAACGGAGCATCAGCATGACTACCTTTACCACGACCATTACGGCCATGTACACCTTGCAACAGCCTGATCCCAACTATGTGGTCAATGCTTTGTGGGAAGTCACGGGCGTGGACGGGGAATACACTGCCAAGATCGGTGGCAACACCACCTTTGATTCCAATCAGGCCGAAACCTTCATCCCGTATGCAGACCTGACAGAAGCCATCGTCATTGGCTGGATTCCAGAACAAGCCATGGCAAGCGCACAAGCCTGTGTGCAGGGCCAGATCGACAGCATGATTACCCCGCCTGTCAGCCCACAGAACACCCCTCTTCCTTGGAGCGCATAAATGGCCTCATCAATCAACGCATCCACTACCGCCGGGGTAGTAACGACTGCTGACACCAGCGGGGTGTTAAACATCCAAACTGCTGGGACAACGGTTCTTACCGTGGATACCACCGCTAATGTTGGGGTTGGTCAAACATCACCAGCCTTCAAATTGGATGTGCAAGTTGCCGTTGGCGGGGCAATAGCAGTTAGACCATCAACATCAACAGGGAACGCTCAACAGTCAGCATTGCGCTTGTATGGGTCAGATTCGGTAACTGCATCAAGATATGCTCAAGTTGCTTGCTTCAACGATACCGCTGGCTCAGACACAAACGCACTGACATTTAGCACTGGTTACGGCGCAACCATTTTTGAGCGTGCCCGTATCCCATCTGCTGGAGGCATTCAATCTGTAGGTAGTATTTCTGTTGGCAACGCTACACCTACGACCTCTGGTGCTGGCATCACCTTCCCCGCAACTCAATCAGCATCAACTGACGCAAACACGCTGGATGATTATGAGGAGGGGACTTGGACTCCGACATTTAATAACATTACAGGTTCTCCA